AGGTCTGAGGCTGCGCGGATTGCGCGCTCGTCTTCTTCGCTCATGGTGAGAATGTTCTGACTGACGAAAGACGCGAAGGCCTGAGCGTTCTTCTGCCACCATGGCGTCGTGATAGAGCCTCGCTCAAACGTGACGAATGGCCACTCGGAGGGGTCTAGATTGGAGAAGTTGACCTTCAGGAATCGGCGCACCGTCTGACGGTTGAGGGCGTTGAGAATCCACTGAAGACAGTCGACGGTTGCGTCCTGAACGACGCTGCTCTGGGTGTCGACCATCGAGCGTGAACCGCCATCACCTTTACGCCCCTGAGTCATCCAGGCGACATACAGCCGTTCAGCCATCACTCGCTGATGATGCTCGGCGCTACGAAGGAGGGGCTCGGGGTTGTAAGCGGCGGCCCGACTTGAGGCCTCTTCAAGCTTCCACCAATCCGCCATCAGGATGTGACCATTCTCATCGGAATGCAGCCCTTCGAGCTTGTTCTTCATTCCCGCGATTTCGGTCGTGTAGTCGTCACGACTAACGGGCGCACCGTCTCCGCCATTGGCGAATCGTGCAAACCTGTCAACGTCGAGAACCCCACGCTGAGGCGGGTCCGCCCACTTGTTGGCAGCGAGGTCCTCAAGGCGGTATCGAAGCTGCTCAGAGCGCCAATGCGGGTAGCACGGACGCAAGACTGAGCGGCCATCGAACCACCCGAGGTCTGGCCGATGCGCGATGAATAAGGTCTCTCCGAGCGGAAGGACCCGGCGGTCGATGTGCCCGCGTGTGTATCCCACCCGCTGAACAATGCCGAGAAGCCGCTCTGATTCGTCGGTGATGTAGGCGTCGTAGGACTCTTGGCGGCGGCGGTGAAGGCTGCACCAGTAGAGCCCGGACGCTTCGTCATACTCCCAGGCTTCTGAGAGCGCGGCGTTGCCGTATATCCGAGCCGAAAGCATATGGCGAAGCAGGTCATCGATTGCCATGTTCGAGCCGAGCCGTCCGCCCGCATCCTCGAACTCGCCAATGCCGAGCCAACGCTCAATCGCTTCGGCGGCCTCGGCGCTCTTGCCCTCCTGCCTGGGTACGTGCAGCTTGCACGCCGTGACGCGCCCGCTCAGGTATTCCTCAGCGAGCGCCAGAATGGATGACGTACGAAGCATTTTCGAAACGACCAGGGCGCGCGCTCGCGGCGTTGCCCATTCGACGTTATGCTCGTATTCCGTCCCGAGCCGACCGCCTACGATGGATGTGCCAGAGTAGCCCGCTGGTCTCGTCGGCAACTCTTCGGGAAGTTCAAGATATGACTGCGCCCTTTGCGCGGCGATGCGATAGAGTGAACCCATGAGTTGCCCGTTCTTAAATGATACAGCCCGACTCTATTCTGAATGATTTTGGAACACTTGTCTATGCGTCAGATTCTGTGCGCTCGGCTTTGACCTCATCAAAGGTGCAGCCATCCTCTAGCGTTGCGGCTTTGCCGGTGTAGTCCTGCCAGCGTCTCACGATGACGTCGACCCACTGCGGCAAAAGCTCCATGGTGAAACAGCGGCGGCCAGACACCTCGCAAGCCATGAGAGTCGAACCGGACCCGGCAAAGGGTTCTGCGCATAAGCCGCCACCCTTCAAACTTGAAAGCATCACACGCCTCATTATGTCGACGGGTTTGGGTGTTGCGTGTCCGTACCGCTCTTCACCTTCAACCCTGCCGAAACTCCAGACGTCGGTCATGTTGTCGTGCGTGTTATCGAAATGCGCGCGGCTCTCGTAGAACTCGCGCTTCAGGTCCTCATACTCGCGCTTCAGGTCCTCATACTCGCGCTGAAATGCTTTACCTTTGGCCTCAGCTTGCAGTCTTTCGTATTGCTCGCGCCTTATGAACGACCATTGACTTTCCGAGAACCAATGGTCGGCCATGCGTGGATGAAAGCCGAAGAAGCTCGCAACCGTTTTATTGTTCCACCCGGTTGAGTCCCGCTCAGCCTTCAAGTAGGCCCGTATAGGCTCCCACCCTTCCCAGTAGTTGTCGGCGTTATGGTTGAACCCTTGCTCGCCCAGCATGAAAAAAAGGGCGCGCTCGGTAGCCGTTGCGAACTGGCGGTGTGCTTCAGAGTTCATACCCATGCCATGCCCCTTATCCCAGACGACTTCGTTTCTAAACGTGAGCCGCTCCGAGTTGCGCAACCCACCGGCATACCAAAGACGCCACAGGTCTTCAGGGTTGCCCCAGATATAGGCGCTGGCGTTATCTTCCAGGCCTGTGCGGAAAGCGGCCCACCATTGCATCTGAAAGACGTCCAGCTTTTCCCGATAGAGGTTATCATTGGCAACCCCTTCACCCTCCTTACCCATTCCATACGGCGGGTCAGCATGCAACAGCGCGGCCCGCTCCCCATTCATCAGCCGCGCCACATCCTCTGCGCTCGTCGAGTCACCACACAGCACGCGATGATCACCCAACAGCCACAGGTCGCCAAGGGCGCTCACAGCCTGGGCCTGAACCTCGGGTACAGCGTCTTCGTCCGTTAGGCCCTCGACCTCGCCCTCTGAGTCGGGGCTGTCGAGATTGAGAAGCTGCAACTCGTCCTCGAAGAAGAACTCGCCCAGGTCCAGCTCTTCGCCGATGAGCCGAAGGTTGTCTTCATCCCAGTTCAGCCCCACCTCCGCGACCCGATTGTCTGCGATGGCGAGCCCCCTACCCTCTGGGCTGTCGAGGTCCAGGTCCGTCCGCTTGACCACGACGAGCTGGCGGCCGTCAGTCTCGACCATGATGGCGTCTTCGATGCCCACCTCGTTCGATGCCTCGACGGTCTTGTTGCCTGCGATGATGCGGCCCGCCTTATCGACCAGGACCGACCGCCCTGCCCCATAACTCTGAATCGACCGCTCCAGCATCCCCGACGCCCTCGGGCTTCCCTTGTTCGCGTTCAGATTGTCGGGTGTGAGCTCTGTCAGTTTGATGCGCTTCGTGGTGGCCACGCTTTCCTCCGGGGGTTGCATTTGTTGCAGGGGGTTGCAAGTAGGGTGCAACCTCGCGAAACTATACAGAGAAGTTCATGCGAGGAACAATGGGTAAAGCAAAAGGCACTCTTGAAGAGCGGCTCGAAAAGAAGAACCGCGCCTTCCAAATGCTCGCCGAAGGCAAGAGCATCACGGTGGTCAGCGAGGCTCTCGATATCAACAAGGGCTCGATATCCCGGTGGAGGCGTTCGAAGGAGTTCGCCATCTGGAAAGCTCACGAGGCTGGCCACACCGCCATCATCACTCACCAGGGCCAGGACCCCTCGCTTCAACTCGAAGACACAGAGACCCGTGGCAAGTTCCTGCAGGCCCTTCGCCTGGGTGGGCGCATCGACGTCGCCGCAGCTTATGCCGGGGTGAAGATTGATCAACTCGCTCGCTGGCTGGTCGAAGAATCTGCCGTGGTCTATCAGGCCCAGGCCGAGAGCTACCTTCGAGCGGCGCAAACCCTGCGCGCTGCGATGGATGGCAAAGACCTGCACGGCAACCCGCTCGAAGTGAAGGCGGCCGACCGCATCCGGGCAGCGACTGAGTTCATCAGGCTGCACGACTACCGCCGAGAGGACGCACCGCCCCAGGTGCGTATCCAGATGCCAGAGGCCACCAGGACGGACAGCACCACACCTCTCACGATTATCGTCGAAAGCGTGAGGCGTGAACTCGGCAAGGTTGAGGACATCGACCTGCTCGATATTGTCGACGTGGAGGCCTCATGATTCCGGCAGCCTTGAGCGTTGAAGAGTCGCCCTCGTTTTCGATTGAGCAGTGGGTTCCGAACCGGGCGCAGTCGAAGTTCCTCGGGCTGTGGCTGTGCAAGCAGCACCCAGTGATCAGTCTGCAAGGCGGCTGGGGTGTTGGGAAGACCCGACTGGTTGCCTACCTGATGCAGGCGTCTGCAGAGGCTGGCGACGGTGATGGGTTCTATGTCACCGACAGCTTCAGCCGTGGGGCGCGAACGATTGCCAAAGAGGTCAGCGAACTCCTTGAGCCGCTGGGGTGGCAATACTTCCACAGCTACAAGGGCGCACAGGCTCCGCACTGGATGGCTCCCGAGTACGGTGGCAAGCGTTGCCGCGTCTGGGTTCTGTCATGGAAACGACCCTCGACGAAGGCGGCGAGCGCCAACTCGCTCGAAGGCCCTGACTGTGCCTGGGGGATAGCTGACGAATGCAACCAGATGAGCAACGAGGAGATGGCCGTGGCCATGCTGGGCCGTGTGCGCTCTGGTATCCCTGGACGCATCGCTCTGCTAGGCAAGCCCACCTTCGACGCGTGGTGGTTGAAGTTCGCCAGGGAACGCGGTGGCGTGGCGTTCTCGGCCTCTAGCGCATGCAACCGCGAACACCTGCCCGACTACGATAGATGGCGCGCAACGCTCAGCCCTCGTGAGGTCCGTGAGAACCTGGACTGTCACCCGAGCCCACCAGACGGCGCGGTCTTCGAAGAGTGGGAAGCCCTGCCCTGGCCGCAGGGTAACCTCACTGACGCCGGATGGAGGCCCGAGCCATGGATGCGCACCTGGGTCACCATGGACTTCGGTGTCAGACATCCGGCCGCGCTGGTCATTTCCCACGACCCGCGCATCGGTGATGGTGGCGTCGACGTCATCTGGTCCGAAGCCGTGCCGGACAGGGCCTCAGTTTTCGACGTGTGCGCAATACTTCGCCGTGGACGGCCCGACCTTGGCATTCCTGGCGTATGGCCCGCAAACCGCAACGATGCGCCCGTGGGCACTATTCCCATCAACTCCGCAACGGGTGACCGGGCAGGCCGCAACATGCGAGATGATGCACTGATGTCTTCAGCCCTCTCGGATGTGCAGGCTTCGCCCGCAGTCGGTGGCCTCGGCATGCGCATGAACATCACCGACGACCCGGCCCGCATCCAGGTCAACGCGGGCATCAAGCTGCTCTGGCGGCTCATACTCGATAACGGCGGACAGCGGCGGCTCCTGTGCAGCCATAAGCTATGGCATGACGGCGGGCGGCGCTCTCCTCGCTCGTTCGCTCAATGCATCCTCGGCTATCGGTGGGCGCGCGGCTCGAAGGACGTGCCTGCGAAGGATGGCAAATTCGACCACACCATGGATGCCCTTCGATACTGGGCAATTAACACCCGTTGGCCTCAAGACGTCGGCATTTCATCAGCGCGCGGCGCGTTCCGAAACGACTTCACACCAACCAGCAAACCGAAGCCAGGTATAGACCGATGAGCACCGCATGGAATCGCTCGCAGCTGTTCAGCACCACCGGCGTTGAGGGCCATCCAGATTGGTCCACCCCTCGCCCGCTGTTCGAGCACCTTAATCAAGAGTTCGCCTTCGACCTGGACGGAGCAGCCCAGGCCCACAACGCGATGCTCGAAAACTTCATCAGCCCTGAAGAGGACTCGCTCACGGTCGAATGGTCTGATCGCGGCTCAACGGTCTGGCTCAACCCGCCTTACAAAAACATGGGCGCATGGATGAAGAAGGCATACCTCGAAAGCCTCAAAGGCCTGACCGTGGTGGCGCTGGTCTTGGTCCGAAGCGATACCCGCTGGTGGAATGATTGGGCCATGAAGGCCGCCGAGGTCCGCATCATTCGCGGCCGTGTCTACTTTGAGCGCGAAGGGAAAACGGGACCGGCCACAGCACCCAGCGCGCTTCTGGTGTTCTCCGAAAAACATCGGAGCCCCAGGTTCATCACCGTCGAAACACCACGAAAGAACAAACCATGAGACTTGGCGTCAATGCACGACTCGAAGCTGAACGCATCCTGAATCACCTGGGCGAAGTTGGCGGCCAGACCATTCCGCAAATCGCATGCACTGTGATGAGCCTGGGCTGGTACACACCTCGACCCGACGTGATGAATGTGCAAAGGAGCGCCGAATCCTGGGTTCGAACTCGTGTCGGATACCTTCAACGGGCTGGCATGGTCTCCGAAATTTATCGGAAAACAATCAACGGCGGCTCGATATTCAAAAAGGCCGCCCGAAAAAACTCAACGATTCCAACGTGATGCAATAATCGAACAGCCATGTTCATAAAGTGCACATCTTTCTATTGCATTACAGATACCACTACCCTAGTATCTAGATGTGGCCAGGGAGTCACGGAACACAAAACGAGGGAGCCGAAAATGAAGAAGTCAGCAACATACAGCCGAGAGTGGATGGACGAAGGCGAAACTGGCCAGTGCCCATGCTGCTTGCGGGCAATCAGGATCAGCTCGACCGGTCGAATGGTGCGCCACGGTTGGACGGTTAACGATGCCGGATACCACAACTACAACGAGTGTCCAGGCTGGAAGAAGTCACCACTTGAGGAGACCGACAAGGATGCCCAGGCATACATCGTCGAACTCAAGGCGAACCTTGATCGCGGAGTCGACGAAGCACAGGCGGCAGCAATCACGCAGCACATCCGAATGATTGAGAACGCGGTCCAGGTTCATTTTCTGAACCCACACGAGCCGGGCACGCCGAGCGCAGCGATTGCGTTGACTGAATTCAACAAGAGCAACGAGCAAGCCGACGAAGCTGCGAAGGAAGAGCGGCGCGAGGCTCGCGCTACGAAGGCGCAGCTCAAGAGGCGCAAGGTTGGCTATGCTGACCAGTGGGAAGACCTGAAGCGCCAAGCAACAGACGCGGCGTGGGACGCAGCCAAAGCACGCGGTGAGGATTTATTTGGGTCGCAATCGGTCTACGACTTCGAGGACGCCATCCCCTACTCGCCCGCACACTGGAACGCCAAGCGACGGGCAAAGGCTGAGGCAACCGGCCTGCTCGACTCCTACCCGCAGTTTTTCGGATGGATGGACGCCGTGTCTGACCAGTTCAAGACGACCGCCGCACAGCTCAAGGAAATGGGTGGAGCACGATGAGCATGAAAGAAACGATGCCCTTCCGCTATGACGACGGCGGAAGGTATGACGCAGGGTTCCGAGGGACTACAAAGGACTGTGTGGTGAGGGCCATCGCCATCGTGACAGGCAAGCCATACAAGGAGGTCTATAAAGACATCTCGAAACTGTCACCGCAGTCGGTCAGACGGGGAGTCCCTAAAGCGGTCTACCAGCCCTACATGAAAAAGCTCGGACTGGTCTGGACGCCGACCATGGGCATTGGGACGGGCTGCCGGGTCACCCTGTCCCTCGACAGCCTACCGCCTGGGCGGCACGTTGTACGGGTCACCAAACACCTGACCAGCGTGGTCGATGGGGTCATCCTGGACACTTACGATTGCTCGCGAAAGGGTACCCGATGCGTTTACGGGTACTGGACCTTGACCTGATTGGTTGAGCCCTCCGGGCGGGACGGAGGGCAGGGCAAATTCGACGACGCCGCGAGGCGTCACCGTTTTGGTGCCACCTCCCTTCTCTTAAAACCTGCGCCCGCCAGCCTTCCCGACCTGGGAAGGCCACAGGTCATTGAAACAAGACGACCGGGGCCAACGGCCCGACGAACGCGTCCAGCATGTTCATGTAGATGTGCTCAATTACTTCATCAAGACTCAGCTCTCTATTGTTGCCGACCATCGCTTCCACCATTCGCTCGAATGAATAGCAGGCCAGCAAGCCGCCGCCGCACTGCTGAGCCGTGCCCACAAGGGCGCTATCAAACACCACGCGGGGCTCAAACATTAGCGGGCCACCGTCCGGGCACCCTTCGGTATACCCTTCAAGCACCTCGACGACTGCGTTCCGATTAGCTTTCATCACGTCTAAACGCCCTCCCGAGCGATTTTCGAGCCTCCCAACATGGAAGGCCTCAGCCCGTTAAAACGACCGCTCCATCCTCTGGGCTAATAGTCTGAATGCAGTTGCCGCCACTGCTGGTACTTGTCCATTGCCGAGACACTTAAGTCTGTCCACCCGAGAGGCCACTCCATCAACCACGCGACCCACGTCGGGTTCAGTTTCCCACCAGCCACCATGCTGAGCGGTGTCCCACCCTGTGCGTATCGGTTTTTTTGATGATAAACGTCCGAAGCGACCGGCGTCGGCAACAATCCAGATTCTTTTGCGCCTGTGGTTGGCACCAACATCGTCCGCTCCCAACACTCCCCATTCTGCATCGAACCCCATCTCGGCCAAGTCTCCGAGAACTCGGTGTAGCCCCCGAGAAGTAAGCACTGGTGAGTTCTCCACGTAGACGTATCTTGGTCGTACTTCGCGAATGACCCTGGCCATTTCTCCCCAGAGTCCGCTTTTTTCTCCGTCGATTCCTGCGCCTCTTCCTGCACCGCTGATATCCTGACAGGGGAAGCCGCCAGAAACGACATCAACACGCCCTTTCCATGGTCTTCCGTCAAAGGTTCGCACGTCATCCCAGATGGGGAATGGTTCCAGGCATCCGTCGTTTTGTCGCGCCACAAGTACGCTTGCGGCGTAGGCGTCGAGTTCGACTGCGCAGATGGTTTTCCACCCGAGAAGTTTCCCCCCGAGTATTCCTCCACCAGCGCCCGAGAAAAGAGCCAGCTCACGAATCACCACAAACCCGCCCGGAAAGGCGTCTAAACGCCCCCCTGAATGATTTTCGAACCTTTCCGTATGCAACACCAGCCACAACCGCAGAAACGCCCACAGAGGCAAGAACTGCGGCTGCAGCGATTTCCCTCCAGGTCATCACTCTGAGCCCTCCCCAAAAACCTTCACCGTGATCCTGTCGTGGTCGTGGCCGCGAACGAGGTACTCTTCAAATAGTTCAGGGTGGTCAGCCTTGAATGCTGACTGGCTGAAACGTGGGCGGCCTGGGACCGTGCTAATGGTCACCCGACAGCTGTCACTTTTCGCGACCCTGTTGCCTTCGAGCCTCGACCGGAGCTGGTTGTCGCAGAGTTTGCGGTTTGCTGTGGCCTGCTTCGCTGTGCGGTCGTACTCGTCACGCTGCTTGGCCAGCTCTTCAATTTCCGCGTCGGCCTCAATGTCCCCCTCGCGAGTTCCGAAGTGGCGCACCAGGGCAGCGGCGCACCCATCAGAGTCGTCGACCGGTGGCGGCTCTCTCGTGACCACGTACTTCTCGAACCATTCGGTGAGATACGGGACAACCTCCGCCGCATATTTCGGGTCTCTCGAAATGTCGTGAATGTGCAGCTTCGCGACACCCATCTCGATGGCATACCGCGCCGCGTCTGCGTTTCCGATCATGGTGAACACACCATCATCAGCCTGGAGACATCCGAGCCAAGCATGCTCGACTCCCCGAATATGCATGTAGTGCTGCACCTGGAGCATGTAGTCAGGCGGCGGTCGCCTGCCCCACTTCTTGCGCGCGCTGGCTGATTTGATTTCAACAATCCCGGCGAGGGTGCCATCGGGCTCGAAGGCCTCCGAGTCAATCGACGCTGTGAAACGCGGATCATCTGGCCAGTCAAACGTCTGGACGATGGGCGGCCTGAGTTCAAGCCCCAGGGCCTCGCCCACCAATTCGGTAACGATGGGCTCCATGCGTCGGCCCCTGGCCATCGCTGGATTGTCAATGGACACGCGGCCCCATACAAGGCGAGCCCATGCATCATGCGGGCTCATGTATTTGCTTACCCCCATGATTGCACCGACGATGGAGCCGCCGATGGTGCCGCCCGCTCCGCCGAGCCGGTGGTCAGTGTTCGTAGATGCTGAAATCATTTATCCCTCCTTGGTCTAATCTCGCGTTGAGCCATTCCCCGACCAGCCTCAAAAAGTCCTCGCTGGCCCCGGCTCGTGCATAAATGGGGACTTCAATCTCGTCCCCGGGTTGGCGCTGAAAAAGCATCCATCTCCCTCTCGATGGGGAGAGAACCAGACGGAGGTATCCACGGCCTTCAGAAGCCTGGAAAAGCTCATAGGTGTCCTCTGTCTGGCTCGGTAAACTCACGTGTCACCACCCGAGATCAACCGATACGCATAGAGAGCCATCAGCCCCGCGTCGGCGATTCCGTCGTGTGGTTTCTTTGCGCGCTCGCTTCGTCTCAAGTCGAGCCCAGGCATCAACCGCCCGGCGGCCAAAATGCTTCGGCCTTTGTCGCGGCCTTTGCCGGGCACGCCGCGCAACATGACGCCCATCCATTCGGCAGGTCGAGCCGCTTGGTATGACCATCCGAGGCTGGCCACGATGCCCTCCCATAGGCCACCCGAGCGCCCCAGCGAATGACACGCCTGACGCCCCTGCGCTCTGGCATTGGTGGCCTCGATGATCACCATGTCTGGCCGCTCGTATTCCCCAAAGCCTTTGCGCCACGCAACCTGTGGAAGGTCTCGAAGAAGAGCGACCATTCCGGCCACGTCGTACACCGTTCGAATCGAGCGGCCTGAAGGCACCTTGGCCACCGGCGTCGGAAAACCTGCAACCGGCTCACCGTCCACCAGGAGCACGACTGCACCGTCCAGGCCTGGATCAATTCCCACCGTAAGCATCACAGCGCCGCAGCCCAGGCCATGACCACCACACAAACCGACCAGGAGCCAGCGAGCCACATAAACCAGAACCCTCTTCTCATTGCTCAGCCCTCCGCCAGTCGTCACCATCGAAAATGAGGACCGCTCGACCGCGTCCGCAGATGCCAAACATTCTCGAAGTTGCGCGGGTGCCAATCATTCTCGACAGGCTGTTTTCGTCTGCGTCGTCGGGATGTCCGTTGCTCGTGATCAGCATCGTCAGCTCTGGGGGTTTCGCCTCGAAAATGCGGGTCGCAATCCCGCGGGTCCATTCGGTGTTCTGGCCCTCACCCAGGTCATCGAGGATCAAGACCCCACGAGAAGGAAGTGCGGCCTCGATAATGTCGTACTCACGCTCGCGGCTGCTTTTGTCATAAGTGCTGCGCAGTTTGTTCAGAAGCGATGACCAGAATGTCCACCTGACCGGCACATCACGGGACAGGAG